CGGCGTAAAACCATCCGCCAATACCGCCGATCATTAGTCCGAGCAGTATACCAGGCATTTCACCTCTAATACAGTAGAAGGATTGGCAGGACGATGAGCACGAAGAAGAATCCAAGAATCAGGAATACAGCTTCACGCGGAGTAGGCCAACGCCAGGTCATAGTGCTGTCCCCCAAGCATGATAGCCATCACCCCGGAGACGAATCCAAACCTCCGGAGTCAAGGCAAATGGTAGTGGCTCACCGATCCAGGTGAACTTCCCCTCAGTGAATCGCTTCCATGACCACTTCCCATTCCACTGAACTTCGTTGTCGATGTGACCAGAGAAGACCCACAGACCGAACTGGTAAGTCGATCGATGAGAGTTCACCAGTACAATCTGCGTCCCATTCCAACAGAAGTCATCGATGGTCAGTCGATAGCGCCATACGACGATACCAACCGAAGAGCGTCGAATTCGTTGTACTGTGAAAGGAGTTGCCCAACACTTGACCACTGCGACATTGGCAAGAGAGAGAGCCTGATTGACTTGAACTGCAGGCTTCTTTGAAGCCGTGGCTCCTGCTGATGCATCAGTTGCCCAGACGGTCAGGGCTGAGAAAACGCATAGCAAGGTAATAATCCATTTCTGACGGCTGGTAATAGTCACGATCCTCCCTTTGAGCTTCGACAACATAGCGAAACTTAGCTGACCCATCAGGCCAGCACATCACTAGAAATACTCGCTCATCTTCGAGCGTTGGTTCAAAAGCTTTCCAGGCATTCGCCCTTACTTTGCTATGACCAACTACACGATAAATATAGCGGCCGTAGGGCATGCGTATAGTAATACGTGCCCCTCGTTTTAGCTCATCGATCTCGTTGAAGACGCCGTGTGGTCTCCCATACATCGACGTCACATTGTGTCCGAATAAGACAATATTACCGCCCATACCCGGACTGTACGTACTTGGTAGGTGGCCCACCGCTTGGTCAAGCACACGCTTGCCTGACCCACGTGGTGGTAATTGCCGAATTGGAGCACGGATGTCAATTGCTGGAATAGCAACCGTGCCATACTTTGCGGCTGTGGGAGGCGGTGTCCACTCAACCACCGCGGGAGCCACGGCGGGGGCAACCGAGAAGGTCACCGCCGCCATGAGCTCCGCGAACATCGAGATCCTCTCTTTAGAGCGACTCGGGCAGATCACCCGACGGCGTCGTGTTTGACGTCGAAGGGACAACTACCGGAGGATTGGAAGTCTCGTCTCCACCATCATCCGGATCGTCGGGATCATCATCGGGCGGAGGCGGCTCTTCGTCACAACTCTCCGCATCGAACGAATCGAAAGTGACCTCGAACTCAGACTGACCAATCAGCAAGAATCCGAGCAGAGTCTTGGCCGTAGCGGTAATCTGCACCGTCTGGCCTGGGGCGACTGTGCCCTCGACATCGTAATCGATAGCGTCGAGTCGCTCGAACAGAAGCGCAGCAACGCCCTGATTCTCACAGTCGGGCTGGTCTGCCGTGACTCCAGCGAAGACCTCGACCGCAGGCGGATCAGGCGGCTCACAGACACCGAAACTATCGTTCTCATGTCCAGCGTTTGGCGTACCGTTCTCGTTGAAGTGACCCGCGGGACCGACGATGGCCACGATCGGGATGTTCAGATCGACGTAGTTGGCGGGATCACTTGCAAGACCCGCAACGTGACAGATGTCGAAGTGCGTGCTGTTCGGGATGCACTCCTCCTGGAACAACGTCTCTCCACCCGCACACCCGTCGTCGGGCGGCGGCTGAGCCGACGCAGTAGCGACGCCGATGACCACAAGGATCATCATACCAGCCATGGCCAAGTACTTAATCATTTCTTCTCCTTCTCGAATTATGGATATGGTGGATAAAGATTTGCAAGTTTGACCTGTGCACAGACCCTTATTGCAAATCTTAATATATACCAACCCACCGCTGGACTATCCTGGCGCGAGCCAATATGCCCGCCACTTTCCTCTGCCAAGGCGGACGATTTGTTATGATGTCGGTGGCAGCCTGACATCTTTTTGTCGTCCCTCAATAAGCAGGATAGTCCAACGCTAGGTTGATAAAAAAAAGAATACAGCGAGATTTAGTTGTATAATCTCACATTCGGTATGTATTCTATTAAAGGATATGTTTTTCTTGCGAACAGCAAAAAGCTAAAGACCATGTTTCAGATCTTTAGCTTCGTTAACTACTGGACGGCAGCGGTCTTTCGACCCTTGAGGACGCTCCACACGGTGGTGGTCACCTTGGTCAGGACGCGGTCGACGATGACAGCGAGGACCCAGGCGAACACGACGGTAAGGATGCCCTTCAAAATCGAGTTCAACATTGCTTTCCTCCTTGTAGTAAGGGGTTCATTATACACCGTGTTATTTCTGCGAGTATAAGGCTAATATCTAATCTTTATTCCAAAATCTCCCCCCGGGGATTTTTTAGGATTGAAAATTGACAAAAAAATATGAAGAGCCGCGTTTGCGGCCCCTCATATCTTAGAAATCTTCTTAGAGCGAAGTTATCTGGGCTTGAGTAGCAAGCTCATCGCTCTCGATGTGACGACATTCACACTCTCATGCTTGATGATCATGAAGATTCCGAGCAGGTTCCCTCCAACCACTGCTATGGTGTCTTTGCTGATGGCCAAAGATCGTTGTTCTTTCTTCAGCTTGGTCAGCTCAGTCGCCATATTCAGTGAGATGAGGTAGGGCTCAGAACCAAGATTATGGTTCTTCAAGTCACGGATGGCGCGGTCAATCGCGAGATCGAGCTCGCTTACGTTTCTCCTAGAAAACATTGCGGCTCCTTTAGTAGACTTTCTATTAAAGGCAATGTTTTACTCGCGATCAGCCTCTTCTTCAGTAGTTACAACCTTAAATATAACTTCGTTTCTATATGCAATCATTTCGGGATCTTCGCCTAGTTCCAGAGAAAATAATGTCTTATCTTCAGTATGAGTCACTTGGATAATTCCACTATAGCTCTTTCTACTCACTAACCACCTTTGAATGATGATACCAGTAAATAACCCTACATAAAATGCAGCTGCCAAATATACCCAAATCATTCCAAATCAACCGCCACGACAGTAGGATACTCCTTCTCACCAGAAGCATCATGTGCACGAATATACTCAGTAACTCGAGAGATCTCAATTGCTCCGGTAAGACCTTCTACCTCGATAATGTCTCCCAAGTTATAATCCACTCCACATTTGAACATGTTTGTGGCCGCTACTCGACCATCCACACTTGAAATAAATGGATTAGCTTTCAGTTCTTTCTCTGCTCGATTATCCAGAATATTCTCGAGCTCTGTTCGTTTTCCGGATAAAGTACTTTCTGGATCTTCCTCATCGAGATCTTCTTTGATCTTGATATCGTCGACGAGTAAGAGTTTTGCTCGTAGATCAAATCCAGTAAAGGATCCCTCTACCTTTGTTCTCCTAGCCACTCCACAATTCCTCTGCAACCACGTATCCGGATCTGTGTTAGGATCGCTTGTATCAATCTTCTCAAGACCCGAAGCAAAAGAATATACCAGCGTCTTGTACATGGCTATCGATCGAATTTCTTTCAAATCTGAGAAAGAATCAACCTGAGAAGAGAACCTAACTACTGGATTCACTGTTTGCTTAGTTGTACGGTCAACTCCTGTATAAGTTCGGAACCCGAGAGAATATGAATCCATGTCGGCATGCGTTAACAGAATTTGCATCCCAACTTTATAGGTTACCCCAATCTCCCGTAAAGCATCATAAACCGGTCCGAATGGAACCGCGAGTTTAGCGATGGTTTTCCCTGTACTATCGTAATTGTGTAACTGCAATCCAGGAATAATCAACTCTTGTTCTCTAGATACACTTCCAATACCTAGAGTTTTAGGACCATTCAAATATGAGCTCTGTGACGTGCACATCTCTTTGACAATGGTCCACATTACTGCCCCAGCCTTCACGTTCTTAAACTTCCAAACTTTCTTTCTATGATTGGGGCCTGGATCGGTAACTCCAGTACGAATAAACCGATTATTCAACCAGAGCGTTAGAGAAATCCCTATGACTTTGAGTTTTCCTTCCTCTACACTAACTGTTTCGATAATCATAGGCTCATCAGATTCGTCGATACAAACAAACGTACCTTCTCGGAGCTTACTAATCATCTCTCGGTTTAGAGGGACGATCATTTCAAAGTCGCTATCCCCATAAAATCGTTCAGTCCAAATCAGTGAACTGAAATTGTCGATTACTTCCTGCTTCATAAACTGGCGATCCATAATACAGGGTTCCATTAAAGACCCCCAAATCTCTCATAATAAGTAAGGACGAAATCTTGCTCCCCCTCATCGGTGATGACATGGAAATGATTCTCACCAGGCTGAATAAACGGCCAGTTAGAACCTTCCTCGATATGTACGTTAGATAACAAGCTTGTAATAACGCCAGTATCTAAATCGACATTACGTACGTACTTATCCATAGGAACTGAGCTTAACTCGAGGTAGTTTGTTGCATCTACAGAGGTTTCTACCATGAAATGGGTAATTGCTGGATCTCCGATTTGAACCGCAATTTCCATAGGGGAAGCACCAGAAGTATAAGTTACCTTGAGATGTATTCCAGATTCAACGCTACCGTTGTAATCGATAGTCTCAAACATGCCCATTTCATGAATAGCCTGACCAGTAACAATCTCGGGTTCAAGTGCTGTGAAATATGGATCAGGACAAATGATAGAAACCAAGTACTCCGGATCATCGCTGAATAAGTTAGCTGAAATATCTTCAACATAACCCTCAATACCTACATCCGGCATGTCGTCACTGTAAAACTGCAAAAGAACCAAGCTCTTAGGCATGAAATATGAATAGAGAAGCCTACGAAGAGATTCATGTGTCCAAGTACCCCAATTGGGATTTGGATGTACGGTAAGAACTATGTTTCTGCTCAATACACTAGTACTACTAAAAGATGCTCCGTCAACAGATGCTAATGGAGTCGTATTAACAGATGCCTTGACTGGAGTTAATCCATCAATGTTACGAATTTGAATCAAGTCTGTTTCAGCTCGTCCATTCTCATCTAGGAGTAGTACCGGAGCTGATTGCCATGAACTATACGCTTTAACTTCAGTTAGCACAGCTCAGACCTCCTTAGGCCCCCCGAAGGGGGCCCGTAGAATGTTTAAGTAATAGCTAGTGCAGACTTGATCTGTGATAGTTGGTTTCTGGTCTGCCGGTAAATCTCAATTGCAGGTAGAGCTTCTGGTGAATAGTTATTCTGTTCAAACGTAACTACCGATCCACCAGCAGCTGCTGCCAACTGTTCATCGGGTTGTAGTGGAGATATACTCGAAGCTGCTTTGAGAGAAACGGCCGCTGTAATTGGAGCAACCGCTGTTAATCCCTGTAATTCTTGAACTTGTCCGCGAATTGTGGTTAGGTCTAGAACTGGAGTAATCTTTGGATCTGAATCCATTTCAGCATTTACTGCATCAGAAATAGCACGTAGAGATCCGCGCATTGAGGATAAAGCGGCATCTGCATTATCGTCAATTGCTGCCCCAATTTCTCCAGATTTACTCCTAATCCCCATAGCCCAACCCTCTGAAATTGCTTCACCAATCTCGATGAAGACCTTCGAAGGCGACTCAATTCCCAGGGCTTTCTTGGCCCAACCGGGAACTTTATCCTTAGCAATATCTAAAATAGCACTGGCAATATCTCCCGCGGAGTTCCAAAGACCTCGAACAATTCCCGCAATAATAGCTTCACCAATATCGATCGTAGCTTCTGTAATTTGAGGAGAATATGTATCGATTGCTGTCTTCAAACCCTTGAGGAAATCAAGAATTACTCTACCCGCAGCATTAGCAAGTCTAACTGCGTTCTTACCCAGTCCTTCAACGAATTTAATTACGGCATCTACTCCCGCAGTAATTACCTTACTTACATTGTTACTTATACCAGTAATAAACTTAGATATAGCAGTTGCACCTGCGGAAATAATCTTACCATAATTATTACTCATACCTGTAATTAGATTAGCGAGTATGTCTGCTCCTGCGGAAATAATCTTAGTAATATTATTAGCTATTCCTTCTATGAACTTGAGTAGTAATTCTAAACCAGCAGCAGTAATTCTTGAAATATTCTCAGATAGTGCATTTATAAATTCAACGATAATATCTACTACTATTGTAGCAATTTCACCAATATTGTTTCTAATACCCTGAAGAAGAGCTAGAAGTAAATCGAAACCAGCCTGAATAAGCTGATCTTGGTTTTCGGTAAGGAATTGAATCGCGCCTTCTACAAGAACACCAAATGCTTCAACGATCTTTGGAGTCGATTTGATGATGACATCCAGTAGAGCATCGAGGATCTCAATTAGAGCATCCACGAAATCGGGAGCAATCTCAGCAATTCCCTTTACAATCTCGAGTAGTCCGAGAAGTAGGAGTTTAATGTTCTCAATCAATCCTCTTTGGAACTCAGTAATTGCTTTGAGCATCACCCCAACACCAGTTGGGAGAGCTACGACAAGAGCACTAATACCTGCTCCAATTAGAGAAATACCGAGTCCAGCCAAAGCGAGACCGGCGCCGAGTAAGAGCATTGCTGCGCCAAGTCCTAACAAAGCCGGAATAGCTGGTGTAATCAGAGCTCCAGCAACACCGATAACGGTAAATGCTCCCGCTAGAGCTATCAAACCGGTAAGGATTTGTTGCCATGACATGTTTCCTAACGTCTCGAGAGCTCCGGCAAGGACAGATATACCTACTGCAGCAATACCAAGAGCAATAGCACCCGAGATAGTTCCGGACATGAAATATAACGCAGTGCCCAAGATAATTAGGGCTGCTGCTAGAGCGCCCAAACCCTGGGCTAGCGTGCTAATAGGCATTCCGCCCATACTCTGGATAACGTCCGAAATCCGTCCTAACGCTACTGAAACAAGAATAAGCCCAGCACCAACAAGGATCAAATTACCAGGCATGAGGCGCATAGCTCCGGCGATAACTACCAGAGCTCCGCCGATACCAAGCATGCCCTTACCCATGGTGGTAAAGTCCATGTCTCCAAATTCTTGAACTGAATCAGCCAAGAGTTTGAGGGCAATAGCTATAGCAACAAGCCCAGCGCCTGTGAGAAACATGTTGGGCGGCATTAACAATGTTGCAGCAACCAGAATACCGAGTCCAATCGCTACACCAAGGAGACCCTTACCCATCTCTTGCCAGCTCATATCGGCAAAAGCACCCACAGCACTGGCTAAGATTCTCAATGCTACAGCAATTGCGGTAATGCCAATACCTGCTCGAACCATTCCTCCTGAATTTGCCGAGAGTGGAATAGCCGCTACAGCGACAATACCTAAAAGAACTCCGACACCAACAAGACCCTTGAGAAGCTCTTCCCAGCTAAGTCTACTGAGAACAAGTACTGAGCCCGTAAGAAGAAGGATGGCTCCAGCCAACAAGATCAAAGACGCGGCGATAAACGGAATCTTGAGGAATCCACCCGTCTTGGTGATCAAAGTTAAGATCGCCATAGCGCCAAGAAGTTGTCCGAACGCAACGGTCATAGCAGTCAGAGAAGACTTAAGTCTCTCGGGATCAACAAATGAAAGTGCAACGACAGAAGCAGCCAGAATACCAATAGCGATAGCAATCTTCTTAAGTGTATCCGCTTGAATATTCTGCTGCATAGCTACCATTGAACCACGAAGAGCATCGAAAGAAGCACTGATGTTCTTAACGATTCCGCCGCCAATACCACCTAATTGATTCGCAAATGTACCCTTACCCAGGAACTTCTTAAATGTCAAGAAGATCCCAGCTACAAGACCCGTTCGAACAACAGCAAGAATCGCTTCGAAATTCATGTCCGAGAAAGCTTCTGCCAAAGCTGGACCAAACTCTCCCGCTATAGTAACAAACGAATCGAGAATCGCTTCGAAGAGTTTGTCTGCGTTAGCGAAACTATCAAGGAATTTTGTAAAGGCATCACCAATAGTAGATAGGATCCCAGAGATCCCACCCACTTCACCCGAAATTCCCCCGGCGGAAAATCCATCAAACACGCTAGATAGAGCGTCTCTTAATCTACCTAACATTTTGACAGGCGCTTCCAGAATGTCTCCGAGCCCATCAAAGAAGTTTTCGAGACCATCACCCTTCTTCAGGGTTTCATCTACTTTGACCAAGAAGTCACCGATACCAGCGGTGAATTCTAGGAAACTACCTGTACCGGAAAAGATAACACCGAATAGTCGACCAAAGACATCAAAGATTCCACCAAGGATTTGCTTCCCAATACTTAGGATAGCGAAGAATCCCTTGAATGTTCTCTTCAAAAGGTCGACGGTTTCGGGAGTTGGCTTCAAAGTTTCGGTAAATGCTAGGAACCGAGATGATAAAGCAAAGAGATCTCGTCCGGTCTTAGCTGGAAACAACTCTCGAAAGGCTTCTTTGATAGGGGCGATTACATCACCTAGAGCTTCGAACACATTCTTGAATGCTTCGATTAATTGAGTTCGGCCACCCAGCTGTTTCCAATCGGCCAATACACTGTTTCTGGCTTCGGACGACTTGGAGATGAACCCGCTAATGGCTCCGCTGATTCCGGTGAATAGCTTTTTGGCTTCTTCGAAATCGCCGAATACGATCTGCCAGGTTTCAGCCCAGCCGGAGACAATACTTTCTTTCGTTGTATCGAGAAGGCCACCCAGCGTCTTAACCTCAGTTGCCGCCTTCATGGCAACGTTGGCCGTCGCTTGAATTGCCTTGATTTGTTCCTTGTTAAATCCCTGAGCGGCGAGCTCAGCGTCTGTTAGATCGCCCGTAAACTGGGAAAGTGTTGCTGTAAGTACCTTAGCATTCAGCCACGATTCTTCACCAGGAGCAGCCGAGAGTGAATTACGGAAGCTCTCGCCAGCGATCGTGACGTTCTTCATCGGGCCTGTGAGTTTAACAGCTTCCTTATTCAGCGTTCCCATCTCTACGGCAGTATTTGCCAGAGCTCGCTGGAAAACTGTACCACCCATGCCCGCATTGACGACTGAGTTCCAGTCCATCAATGTAACTCGACCAGCAGCAAGCGCCTGAGACAGCTGGTACATCGCTGTCGATGCCTGCTCAGAGTTCGAGCCTGAGAGAGCTGCTAGGTTAGCAATACCCTTGATTGCTTCCGTTGCGGTATCAAGTTCAACACCGGCAGCCGTGAATGTACCAATGTTCTTGGCCATCTGGCTGAAGTTGTAAATGGTCTTATCGGAATACAGATTCAGTGTATTCAGCGCGTCATTAACATCCTCAAGACCTACTCCAGCAGCCTGCGTATTGGCTAAGATCGTCTGAACAGCATTTAGGTTGGTCGTATACTCGTGAAAGCCCGCAATGATTGGATCGAGAGTAAGCGATTTGGTAAATGCTGCCCCCGCAGTTACAGCTTTAGTAGCTAACTGGGATAGAACTCCAATTCCTACTAGTCGTAGCGTTTCAAGCTTTGGAAGGATAGCATCGATAGATTTGCCGATGAGACCAAGTTGATTATTTTGTGCAGCTTTATTGACGTCGTCCAAACCTTTACCGGCTCCGCCAAACGAAAGCGCAGCTTTAAGTTTGTCAATTGCAGAAATACTCTTACTTACTCCAGATTCAAATTTTGATGACTCGAAACTCATCGCTACGACTTTGTCATCAATAGTCGGCATTAAACCTTGGTCACCTCCCTCCATGCATCAGCAACTATTTGATCAAATATAGGTCGAATTGCAGGGTTTATATAATCTCGTCCTTGTACATATCCGCCCGTACCCGTACCGTGTCCGTACTGAAGTATTACAGCAATTGGCACACCATTCTCGACGTGATGATTGTGCCAACGAATAGAGTAATATCCAGGCCTAGATTCGATCGTATAATACCATGAATTTGCAGTTAACCCTGATTCTACTGGTGTGGCATTCGATAGTGCGTTCATTCCTAGTGTTGCGTATTTATTTAGAATATGAGATAGGTCACCCTTTGATAATCGACTTAAATATCTTTCCGTATTCCTAAAATCACCTTTCTCTGTAATGGTAATCATAGCCATATTATTGCCTTGATAAACGAATAATTACGGTCCCAGGATTACCGGACTGACCATAGACTGTAGGTAACCCATTGATTGGGATTGCTTTAGCTCCACTTGCTACACCAGGAACAACAACTAAGGATCCACTACCACCATCGTCGCTAGGATCACTTCCCGGCCCATATACAGAAACATCGTTCGGATTATACGCACCTCGACCGCCTGCAGTACCAGCAACACAGGTAGTTCCTCCGGAGCCGTACTTACCAACTCCTCCTGCTCCACCGCCACCGCCAGCGCCAATATCATCCTCTAGAGCACCATCACCACCATCTATACCCGGAGTACCGGGACCTGTATCTTCTGGGATACCAGCCTCTCCACCAGAAGCTCCGCCTCCAGCCAAAAGACGATTACCTAAGCCCCCTTCGCCTCCATTTGCGTCGGTTCCAACGGTAGTAGAATTCGAGGCAACGCCCGTACCTCCTTTACCACCTGAGGCTCTACATGTGGGATCATTGAAAGATGATAATCCTCCATCTTCACCATCGGTGACAAGACCAACACTACTATCGTGCGAATCTCCAGGAGCTCCGGCAGTACCAACAACTACAGGACACGTATCGGGTAGAGCCACGAGCAATCCCTTAACTCGATGAAATCCTCCACCCCCACCTTCGCCTCCGTAGTTTACAACAGAAGTACCTGTATTTGCTGTATCGATGCCCCCACCCTTTCCTCCTCCGGCACCAATACAAATCACATCGAAATGTGTGTAACCTAAGTCTTTATAAGCTAGAGCATCAAAATCTCCATCTTCGTTAAATTTGATAACGATGGGATCGACATTAAGTAGACTTCCAGCGAGTTCTAATCTCATTGGAATAATCCTTTATAAACGAGTATCCAGCACAATAACTGCTAGATCAAATGCGGCATTTGTTAAAGAAGCGTCGTATAATCTTGTAGCCACAAGTACTACACCAGGACCAACGCTTGTAATTGTATAGAAAACACGACTATCTGTAGGACCATTCCCAATAGCATTAATTACAGTAAGTCGAGGATCGAAATATACTTCATATCTACCTGGATCAGAAGTTCTAACTGATCGCCATGGCGTACCGTCTGAAAAAACACCGCTTGAATCACCTGCCGCTGGGATTTGATCAACGGTGTGAATGGTATACACACGTTTAGAATCTCTCTGTTCGCTCCTCATGCTGCCACCGTCAATTCCACCTGATGTACACTATCCAAAGTATCAAATATAGCTAGAAGATCTGTAGAAGACATTGCTTCAATATGATCTCCTGGATTCTTTGGTGAAAGTCCAAGCAATTGTCCACTCTTAGTATAAAGCTTAAGAATATCTTCGGGCGTCAATGCTGCACCAATAACGAAAACCGCATCGACAAGCCCAGTGAATTTACTAGCTGCGGCAAGATTTTGTCCAATACAGAACTTACTTGCTCCACCGAGTGTAATTGAATTCAAAACTGTAGATAACCCAACACAACGACCATCTAGATAAAGCTTACGCTTATCGCCTTCAATTGCAGCATTATCATGTACTGCTACAACAAAATGCCACAATCCATCAGTGATATTGGGTCCAATAAATGCATCGGCACCAGAACCACTGCCAATTTCGCCACCCAAAGATACGTAAATTCGTGTATCGTTTGAACTACTCGTGGTTCCCCAAGTAACTACCCACATATTAACACCAGTAAGATTTACTACTTTCAACCAACAACCAAATGAATGTGTAGCGGTTCCAGATGGTAAACCTGAATCTGTAGATGTTAAAGCTGAGGCACCACCAAGATAAAAGGAATTACCAGGAGTACCATCAGCTCCTCCTGCAGCAACCGCAGTGCCTACATTAGTTAGATCGCCAGTTGCTCCTTGAGAACCTGCATTTCCAAGCGATCCGGCTGAGAAATTGTACAAACGTAGAGGCGTAGAAGGAAAATCTCCAGTAACTAGAGCAGCGCCCTTACGCCCTCGTTTAACATTAAGATTAACTCTTCCAGGAATTGCAGCTAATGTATGAGGAATTTTAGCACAATAAAGATTACGAACCTGATCTTCGGTAAGAATATCATTCGTTATAAAAGCATTTGATACACGACCGAAATTAGGCTCGCTTGCATTTGTGGAACCATCTGCCCCGAAACCACCAATATTTAACGGCGCATTAGCTCCAAAGATCAAACTACTAGTTAGCATAGTTGTTTCGACTACCCCATCAACATAAACGCGACGCAAAAGACCATCATATGTCATAACCGCGAAATGCCAACGATTATCACAGACATCCGACTGACCTTGTACATCACTAAAAGTTGTACCCTGAGGGCTAACTCGAGAGTAAATTTTGTTAGTTGATGAAATTGAAAATGCCCAACCTAGATTTGGAGTATTAACTCGTTTTGTAATTAGAGATTGAATTGATCCTTTATGGGGTGTTCTAAACCAACAACCAATCGATCCAACTTTAATACGAAACGGATCGCTAGCACCCGTATCCGCAATATAAAGTGCTTGGCCCACTGCTCCAGTAAACTGTGCAGCGGTACCTGCAGCCCCATTGATTCCTGACGCAAATGTTACAGTACCTTTGTTGGTTAGAGTTCGTCCATTACCACTTGAATCTGATGTACTTGCAAGATTCCACAAAGCAACCGGAGCACTAAGTCCAAGATCTGTGAAATCAGCTAGAGTCAGCTGTCGACCGGCACGAATCTGATTGATTATTCCAACATCAGACACAGGAACGGCCGAAATAACATCAAGATCTGAGCCTACAGGACCCTGAGGACCTGTGGGCCCAACCACACTACCAGCATTAATCTGGCCGCCATCATGTTTAGTAAGAATTAAATTCCCACCAACAACGTCGCCATCGACAACCGACGCTGCTTCAATTTCCAACATTCGTTCAGCCGTAAGGCCAGTAACTGTAGTCATTTCACCTCCCTAATTAAGGATCGACGTTTGTAGATGAGATTTCATAGGTATCTGCATCCAAATATGTAGCATCTGCATCATCAATCTGGAAAGTAGTAGAATCGGGCATAGTAATATATGCTTCAGATTGATCAACCGCCGACCAAGTACCATCTCCATGATCAATAATGATAAGTGCACCAGCATACCCGAACATTTCGGAAAGTTCCTGAACCGTCGGGAAGCTAGGATCACTTACCTCTGTTCCATACAGTGTATTTTCCAATAATTCCAAAACTTCAGGAGGTGTCTTTGTTGAATCAATAGAAATATGAACGGTAGGTTTGAATCCAATGAGTTTTGTTGGTGTTCCACTTAAACGCCAAGAAAATTCAATTGGGGGAAACCCTGAATCATCAGCAGTACCATATACCTGTGAATCCGGATTAGCGAATAAATTATACAATAGATGAATCTTATACCCATAATCCGAACCCTCGAGATCATTACTTATCCCGGTTCTATACGAAAGATTAAAACTTTTTGCAGGTTGATCGTGATAAAACAATCCAGGCGCAACACTGGTAATTCCATTAACTAAATCAAATTCATCAGGATAGGTAAATGCTGTAAGTTTTCCGGAATACCCTCCCGAAATCAAGTTTTGCAAATACTTGACTCCATCTAGATAAAACTCTTTTAATTCTGAGGAAGAATCGTCCTCTACTCCGGTAAGACCATTCCAAGGTACTGCAATTCCTTCATGGAGGTAGAGAACTCCATGATCGACGCCGGATTGATAGATTCTTTCGCCCCGTTGATCCCAAACGAGAGGTGTCATTCTCACCTCCTATCCGCTAGTACCCAGCTGCGCTTTACGCTGAGCATTGAGTTCTCGATTACGAGCTGCGAGTTCAGATCGACTCATCTTCTTTGGCTTCGCTTGCTTGATGTTACACACTCGAATCAAAGTAAATAATCTATTAAGATGCCAATGTTCACACTCAAATGGAATTTGAAACACCACCATCCAGTAATAGATGAGCTCGGCTGTGATTACATCTCGACTTTGTGGAGCACCAGGAGAATCGCTAAACCAAGTAGCTGTCATCTTGGCTTCGATATACGTATTAATCTCCAGGATGTTCTCTTCTGAAAGTTGCGAAAACACATTTTCAGGAACATTGGGTGTTACTGCCATGCATCGAATGTAATCAATAGTCTCTTCGGTTGTCTTCTCTTCCTTTCCTAAGAAAGGCTTTTCGTGTTTTGACTCCCATTTTGACAGTGAGACTAGAGAATGCTCTAAATCTAAAGTTGCAGTCTCTCTAGGAATAAATTCCTGAGACTCTTCATCGAACATTTCACCTTCGAGAGCAACAGTAATAGTAAGCACCCTCTAGCCTCCTGTCTAATTCCTAACTTTAATAGTCGAACGTCCAGTCATCATCACCATCGATGACATAACCGGCAAGAGCATGTGCCGTAACATGAGACGTCTGACCAGTAGTCATAGCGGGCTGAGCACCCGGAGTCTTATTGACACCATTAATCTTCCACTGAATACCAGTGACCGACGGGAGAGTAACGACATGAGTACCAGCAACATACGTCGGCTGATTAGTCGAGATACCCGTATCGACCACAGTAAGCGTACCAGCGAAGAAGCCAATGACCTCGTCGGGAAGAGGCAACCGTGCATCATTACCGACGTCTCCGAACAACTCTGCCTCAAGAAGGGCTAGAGCAGCTGGATCGACCAAAGTAGAATCGACCACCAGGAGTGCTGTCGGCTTTAGATCAGTAACTGGCACGGGAGTAGTTGTGACCTCCCAGCTAAACGTAATAGCCTCCGGTGAATCATTAATAGTGGCATAAGCCTTCTCCGAAGGAGCTGCCTGAGCACCATAAATCAAATGAAGCTTATAGCCATGATCCGTACCATCGATGTCATTACCGAGACGCGTGCGATAAACAAGACCAAACACCTTACGACCCTGCTGACCAATCATAACTCCAGGCTCGGGAACTGCAGTACCGTCGCACTGGGCAAATTCGTCAGGGTAGGTGAAGGCCTCAACCGTTGCCCCGAACTCTTCCGCCGAAATAAGGTTCAGATACTTAATGTTGTCGGCATACTGCGCAGTAGCTTCAGCACCCGAAGGCGACTCAGTAACAGTCGTAAGACCATTCCACGCGAAGCCGTCAACATAATCACCATTGGCATCAGGAATATACAGGACTCCATGGTCGACGCCGGTCTCGTACAACCGTTCTCCGACCTGATCCCATGTAAGAGCTGTCATTTCCTACCTTTCCTTCAGAAGTAGACGTTATATACGTCATGATTCAAATCATCTGCTGTATAAAAGCGATTAAATAGACTCATTGGTATTTCGGCCACCTTATCCGGGATTTCGCTATCAGGATCGCGATCAATGACCGTAACCATATACCTTTTTACAAACTTATATGGATGATCATCCGCAAATAAAGTAGTTGCATAATCCCTTTTATAAATAATACACGGATATTGTAGTTGCACATTAACTGGTGGCTGAAAATATACATGCTCTGTAAAAGTTTCAAGGAGTTGGTGCAGGTCCAACCGTGGGGCCATTATACACCTCCCCCAATCTCAGCAGAAGACGGGGGCTTTGCACTTCGACGCTGGAAACCGTCCACAAAACCCCCGCCCATTCCACATAACGAATGGCATGGAAATGATC